GACCAAGCCGGCCGCCGGGTGTCATCTACCACGCAGTCGCTGCGCAGGCTCGTGGCGATGGCTGGTGGTGCGGCAACACTTTACGCTTTTCAGCGGTTCGTCTCGTCTGCGATCGCGATGGGTGATGATCTCGACAAGTCGTCCCAACAGGTTGGGCTCACCACCCGTGAACTCCAGGCATTTCGGCATGCTGCCGAACTGTCCGGCGTCGATGCTGCCGGATTCGGGAATGCGCTCGGGCAGCTCCAGCTCAAGGCACAGCAGGCGGCTCGCGGCGGCGGTGAGCAGGCGAGGGTTTTTACCGACCTCGGCATTGCCATCACCGACTCCACTGGTGAGCTGCTCTCCGGCGGTGAGCTGCTGCGGAACGTCGCCGACGCGATGCAGCGGACGACGAACCCTACCGAGCGCACCGCCGCAGCGATGGAGCTCATGGGGCGATCCGGGAGGCACATGCTCCCCATGCTCACCGGTGGCCGAGAAGGGCTTACAGCAATGGAGGGCGAGCTCGACCAGCTCGGTGGTGGGGCGAGCCAGGAGTTTATTCATCAGTCGGTGCAGATGACCGACGATCTCACTCGGCTGCAGGTAGCGACGACGTCGCTCCGCACCACCTTTTTGACAGGTATTCTACCGACGCTCACTCGGGTGGTGAAGTGGCTCACCCGGACGGCTGCTGCGCTCGCCAAGTCCAAGGCGGCGGCGGCGGCGGCGAAGCCGATTCTGGTCGCCCTGGGGGTGGCTGCAGTGGCTGCGGGGGTGGAGGCGGCCATAGCGTGGGGGGGCGCTGTTGCACCGATCCTGCTCGCCGCGCTCGCCGTGACCGCGCTCTACCTCGCCTTCGACGACCTTGCGGTGGCGTTCAGCGGGGAGGGCCATTCGGTGATCGTCGAGTTCCTCGACTCGCTCGGATACCTGTTTGACGAGGCTGCCTTCGGCACGAAAGTGTTTGAGGGGGCCCGTATGATGGTCGACCAGTTCACTCAGTCGCTCGAAAATGGGACGACAATAGCAGGTGCGTTCTGGAACGTCATCAGCATGCTGTTCGGGCGGTTCGAAACTGGCAGCAATGCGATTGACCAGGTCACGCACGCCATTGAGCGGCTAGCGGGTGTCCTATCCCGACTGGCTGGGTACGGGCCGATACTCGACCGGTTTGGGTTGTCGGCAGATACCCGAGGGATACCGTCTGTAGCGACCATTGGGGGTGAGACGATGGGAGGGATGCTCAGGAATGCTCAGCGGCTTCCTGGCCGAAACCTTACGTCTGGGGCAGAGTGGCGCGATATGGCGACCGGATGGTTCCCCCCGTCGGTGCGACGCCTTGTGACGAGGACGTCAGGAGAACCCGAGGAACCGCGCGCCCCGATGCGAAGTCTGGGGCGGAAGCTGCAGATCCCGAACGCTGTTGGGCTCCCCGGCCCAGGAGGGCGGGGGGTTGTAATTGATTCACACGCCAGGACCGAGGTCCACGTCCATGCCGCGGAAAACCCTGAAGCTACCGCCCGGGTCGTGCGGCGGGAGCTCGACCGCCGCGAGCAGGCGTCGGCCAGGGCAGTGCTCGCGGCGGTCGAGCCGGCGCGGGCTGGTGGTACCTGATGCCGCGGGTGTCAATCCAGTGGGCTGACGTTGCGACCAGGCCAGCAGAAGAAGGCGGCGACGAGACGACCATGACCTTCGGCACGCTTGTCTTCGACGCAGTGACGACCCAGACCCGCGACTTGGCGGCTGATCTCCCGGAGCATCCGGTTGAAGCGGGCGCCGCGGTGACCGACCACGTCATACCCCATCCCGGGAGGGTGTCTTTTGAGGCCCACATCGGCGCTGCAGTCTTCGACGAGGCCGTCCTTGGCACCCGTCGCACCCAGGATCTGGGCGGTGGCAACAATGCCCGGACGGTCGGCGCGGATAGCCCCCCGGACCGTGCAGCCGATGCCCTGGCGGTCCTGCATGACTTGCTGCAGCGCGGTGCCGAGGTGGACATCCTAGGGCTGCCTTTCGGCGACCTGGAGGCGTATCAGATCGTGTCAGTCTCAGTGTCACAGGATCAAGGCACCGGTGCCAAGCTGGTGCCCGTGATTGAGGCACGGGAGCGAGTCACTGCGTCTGTCTCCGAAGTTGATGCTCCGGCCCCGTCGGTGGAGCGCACCCGGCCTCAGCGTGAGAAGGGCAACCAGCCTGCGACGGAGGACCCTACTTCGACAACGCGAGAGCGGGCTGAGTCTCGCTGGAGCACCCTGTCGCGCACAGCTCTCGGCGGGGGGCTCTGACAGTGCTTCGGACCCTCACTGCCCCAGGGCAGCATGGCGATACCTCCCGGGTCACACTCGACGGAGCCGTCTATGAGCTCGAGTGGTTGTGGAATGAGCGTTCGTCACGGTGGTGGCTCCGGCTCTCTGATGATGATGGGCAGATCGCTTACTTCCCCACCGTCGAGGGCTACACGCTACTCCGCTCTGTAACTGGTACCCGCCGCCCACCTGGAGAGCTCCTCGTGCTCGACGTCTTGGAGGCTGACCGGGAGCCGGGGTTGCGGAACTTCAACACCGATTTCCTCCTGCTCTATGTCGAAGCTGCTGAGCTCCCGGAGAATTACTAATGACTGAGCTTTGGGGCAGGATCTGGTCACTGCAAGTTGGGACGTTACTCCTCGAAGGGCGGACACCCGACACCGGCGCCGACCTGACGACTCTCGCTGTTGAGTTTACTGTCAAAAAAAGCCTCACCCGAGAACCAAACGAAGCAGAAATCACGATCAGGAACCTGGGTCGTGAGCACCGTGCCGCCATCGCAGCGATGGGTGCCGATGCGACTGTGATTCTCAAGGCGGGGTACCAGGAGACTGGCCTCGAGCAGATCTTCTCCGGCGACCTCCGGGCGAGCCCCGCTAGTTGGGATGGCGCTCAGGTGACGACGACGCTCGAAGGGTCTGACGGCGGCCGCACCTATCGCAGCGCCCGCATTCAGCGGTCCTTCGCCCCAGGCACCCCCGTCTACACCGTTCTCGCTGCCGCCGTCGATGCCCTTGGGGTGGGGCAGGGGAACCTCCCCTATCTCCGATCGCAGATCCGGCTCACCGCGACCGGCGACACCTACCCCGGCGGGACCACCCTCTCCGGCCCCGCTCGGGACGAAGTCAGCCGGATCGTCCGGGGCTGCGGTGGCTCGTGGTCGATCCAGAACGGCAACTTTCAGCTCCGGCTTGCCGGCCCGGCCCGGCGCACTGCCCTCCTAGCGACACCGCGGACCGGGCTCGTCGGCAGTCCGTCGCAGGAGACTGATCGGGGGCGAACTGTCGTCAAGGCGGAGGTGCTCCTTCTCCCTGGCCTATACCCCGGGCGGATCGTCCAGATCGAGAGCCGTGAGGTTGAAGGAAATTTCGAGATTTTTCGAGTGGAGTACAAGGGCGAGACCAGGGGTGACGCTTGGGGCGCTACACTGGAGTTGAGGCCATACTGATGTCAGACCCTGATGACACCCTCGGCGATGTGAGTACCCCGGAGCTCTTCCGGCGAGTGCTCGACGCCCAGCGCCGCTCCATCCGCACCGCCACCCCCGGTGTGATCCAGGCATACCGAGGGGCGGCGCAGGAGGCTGATGTTGAGCTCCCCGTCCGACCTGACGGCGAGGAGCAGCCGGTGCTATCGAGCGTGCCTGTCATCTGCCTCGGAGGTGGGGATGGGTACCTGACCTTCCCGCATGGGGTCGGTGACACGGGTTTAGTCGTCTTCTGCGACACTGAGATCGGGGCGTGGCGGGCTAGCGGTGATGTCGGTGCCCCCGCCGATGAGGGGAGGCTCAACTCTGCCGGCCCCGTCTATCTCCCCGGTCTTCGACCGACTGCCGACGCAGTGACCGTGGTAGCGGGTGCCACAATTCTAGCCGGCGGTGACGTGCGGCTCGGTGCAGCATCGGCGACAAAGGCAGTAGTCCACGAAGACGCAATCACTGCCATCCTTGCGTGGGCCGGCGCCGTGAGTGCTGCAATCACCGCGCTCGGAGGTGATGTGACCGGCGCGCTTGCAACGCTCACCACGGATCTCGGCGCAGCGAAGAGCCCGACCGTGAAGGTGGAGGGATGATGATCCAGGGACTCCGC